CGTCTTCTCGACCTCCAGTCCTACCTCATTGACGACATTCATCCAGGTCGAAGCAAAACGACGACTGGACTGGAAAAGAATATCGTCCCCATTGATAATAACGGGCAAACGGCCGCCCTCGTTTGACAAATGACGAGCCCATCGAAAGGCAACGTAATTTTGGATGCAAAGAAGAGGAAAGCTCAGCAAGGAACCCATCATCTGTCCGGTCCTCGCAACGACCTCCAAATCATACTCCAAGTTCCATAGAACTGGACGCATAGATTTGAAGGCGTGCTCCCAAACAGATTTTGGAACCCATTGAGCTCCCTCCCTCGCACACTCAAGGATGACTTCCGCTATTTCAATAGGAAGATTATCAGTGGCAGAGGCATAATCCCCAGAAACGAGAACCGTGTCCTCATTTTTGTCGTACCGAAAACCTGCTTTCTGCAGCTTCTCGGCCGTCACATCCCCTCTACACAACCAGCGCTGGGCGCTTATGTGGTCATAAAGGGTTTTGTGAAGCGGCTTGAGAAGCAAAGACTCCTGACTAAACTTAGTCAGAGGTCTGGGCTTACCAGCAGATTGGACGACCATGAGTTCCCCCGAAACATCCGGCACAGCATACTCCTTTTCACCGTACACGGCCTCAAGATATAAATCTTGAGAGCCGCCGTACTCCAAAGAGCCGCCGTTCCGTCGAGAAGCTTCAACAGTACCCTTCAGAGGAGGACTAACCATCGTGCACTGGTTGAGATACGTTTTGTCCCAACCCTTAACGAAGAGGCCCTTACAAATCCTTCTTGCGAAGGAGACATAGCCTGAAGGAAGACGTCGAGGCGGAGATGCAAGTTTCTCGGCGACTTTTCGGATCAAGTCGCCCTCCATGCACTTGCATGAGGGAGGCAGGATTTTCTTGAAAGATTGCCAAGCAAGAATCTCCGGCAGCTCGTCAGAGGGCGCATTTCCGAGAAACCCTTTGACTCGCTTCATTAGTTCGAGACAAGTCTCCGACTCGTCCTTTAAAAAAGGATCGACCGGTTTCTTAAAGATCTCGGACCAAGTTGCGCAAGCACGGTTGACTGTCGAGACAACGCGAGCCTGTGAGACGCGACAGCGTCGCGCAGCGCCACCAGTCACATTAGGCTTCTTACCAGAGTTAGCTCGCATGAGCACAAGGACTCAAGTTGCCTTTCTAGTAGAACC